TAACGGTAATGACTACAATGATGTTTTAAAGTTTATTCCTACTACTTCATCTACTACAACTGTTGAAGATGTTACTAAGCAATTTGGAAACATTGACCTTCGTCCTACTTTAAATAAGATGGCGAAAGCACAAGTTGAAGAAACTGCTGAAGAAATTAAAGACGACGAATTACCATTTTAATAGAAAGGAAATATAATCGGTATGGTTAACTCAGAAACCATATTCGACTTGGTATTTCCAGGAATGGCAATGGGCGAGAACACTGTTCTCTGCCCATTCCATTTCGAAAAAACGCCAAGTATGAATATCAACACAGTACAAAAAATTTATCATTGTTTTGGATGCGGAGCCCATGGTAACGAAAATGACTTTATTGAACAATACTACGGTATTTCTAAAGAAAATATTGCAGCATTTAAAGAAGCGTTATATAAATCAGAATTAGTTGAAGACTATGAACACTTCTCTAGAAATCAAGAAGATTTAGAACGTAATTTTACTTATGACTCACTTGTCAAATTAGGAATTTCTAAAACTTTATTAGATAATTTAAAAGTTGGTATTGAAGTAAATGTCGTTAGAGACCCTGATACCGGTAACTTTGATTTTGTTCCTAATACTGATAGCACGCGTTTAGTTTGGCCTATTATTGTTAAAAATCGCATTTTAGATTTAAGAGCTTATACAATTGCTAAAGGCACTTTGCCTAAGTCAAAATCTAAAGTTGGAGCACCTGCAGGTATGGTTTTACCATATCATTTATGGGAATCTGACGATAATCCTACAGTTGTTTGCGAAGGTGAAAAAGATATGACCTTTGCTAGAAATGCAGGATTTAACGCCATTAGTTTAGGCGGTTGTAATAATCTTCCAGCAATTTTCTTAAAGTCTTTTACAGACCGTTCAGTTTATATTGTTTATGACAATGACAACGCTGGACGTGCAGGAGCACTTAAACTTGCTTCAGCGTTATACGAAGTTACTAAAAATGTCCATATTGCAGACATTAGTAAGTATGTCAAAGAAAATAAAGAAGATATTACAGATTTTTTTACAAAATATAAAGGTACTAAAGACCAGTTTCAAGAAATGTTAGACACTGCTAAAGTGTTTGATACTACTTCTCAAGAACAATATATTAAAGAAAGCTATCCTAAAGTCACATTAAACGAAGCATCTACAACCCATTTAGGTAAAGTAGTTCGTAGTGACATTCAAGTAATGGCTACTTATGAAGACCAATATTCAGTTCCTAGCTATGCTACTTTTAAAAAAGAAAAAACTGGCGGTAAAGACGAACTTAATCGTATTCCAGTTGGAACTACAGAATACTGGACCTTAACTAAATATAACTTTGATGATGTTTTAGTTTTAGTCGAAAATAATCTTAAGAAAAGTCAAATTACAGACAATTTAAAGTCTTTAGTCGGTTGGGGATTAGAAGAAAATGTTAGTGTCACTACTTCAAATCCTAAAACTATATTTAAAGCACAAGTTGCAGATAATACAGAATCTGTTACAACTCAAGATATTAAACGTACAGAATTTACTTGCTATACTGATATGAAACTAGAAGCTGGTAAAAATTATCAGTTAATTTATAAAATTGTTCCACATGCTTATCGTGGTCAGCAACAAGTACTAGTGGCTATTTCTGTTAAAGAATCTAGTGATACTGTTACTTCATTTGAAGTTAATGAGCACACTATTAATGATTTAAAAGCTTTTCAAGGGATGCCATTTTTAGATTTAGTTACAAAGCAAAAAGCGTATATTAAATTTGACGTTGACAATCGTTTGTTAGAATTTATTGATTTGTGGTACCATACCCCACCTTCATTTTCTTTTGGTTATCATAAAGGAGTTCGTGGCTATTTAGATGGTCTTATTATTGCAGAATCACGTGTAGGTAAGTCTTCTACAGCAAAAGCACTTTCTGAAATATATGAAGTTGGTGCAATTGCTTCATTAGCAGGTAGTGCCGCTACGCCAGCTGGTTTAATTGGAGGTAGTGTTAAAGTCGGTAATTCTTCTCAAATTCGCCCAGGTCTTATTCCACGTAATCACAATCGTTCTATTATATTTGAAGAGTTAGCTAAAGCTAAATATTCTTTATTACCTGAACTTACAGACATTCGTAGCTCAGGAATGGTTCGAATTAATCGTGCAACTGGCGATTTAACATTACCAGCTAGTGTTCGTATGTTATTTTTATCTAATCCTAAAGCTACTGAAGAAGGTCCAATTCGTCCAATTATTGCATATCCTAATGGATTAGAAATTATTAAAGACCTTATTGGTACCGTAGAAGATATTGCACGTTTTGACTTTGCCTATATTTTAGGAACTGAGCCTCAAACTATTAACCCTTCTTGGACTCCTCCAGAAGGTTTTACAATTGCTCAACTTAAAAGTCGTATCCGTTGGGTTTGGAGTCGTAAAGAAAATCAAATTATTATTCCAAATAAAGTCCAAGACCATATTGTAACAAAATCTAAAGAATACAATGAAATTTATATGAATAGCACTAAAATCTTTAGTACAGAAACTTGGAAAAAACTAACACGTCTAGCCATTGCTATTGCAGGTTACACTGTTAGCACAGACATGGAATACAATAATATTATTGTTACCGAACATCACGTTAACATTGCTGGGACATTACTTAAAAGTATTTACGATAATGATATCTTTAAATTAAAGCAATACACAGACGAAGAACGTAAAAAGCTTTACTCAAGTACTGGAGACACAATGAAAATTCGCGATTTACGCGTACGTTTTCCAGCAGTTATGCAATACTTAGAAAATAACAGCACAATTTCAAAAAGCACGTTATTTACTATTTCAGGTGTTGACCAAACTGTTTTTAATGACGTTATGCAAAACTTGTCTAAAGATTACTTTATTGAGTTATCTAGGGACAGAGTATTTCCTACACCTAAGCTTCTTATGACTTTAAGAAAGTTAAACGAAAGCGCAGGTACTTAATATGAGTCATCATGAAATCTTAGCGAACTATCAATTTATAATTATTGATAGTTTAGCTAAGGCTAATGAAATTTTAAATAGTCTTCCTACAAACATATCTATTTTAGCTTTTGATACCGAAAGTAATACCAAAATTGATATGACTAAGTCAGATGGTTCTACTATTGACTTAGGTAATGACTTGCCTATATTATTACAATTTGGATACGACAATGTAGTGTACATCGCAGACTTAACAGTTTCTGATGAACTTACAAAGTCTGTATTTAAATTATTTGACGAAATGTGTCTAAGAAGTACGTTTGTGACCGCCCATAACATTAAGTTTGACATTAACATGTTGTGGAATAAAGGCTATGTATTTCATACTACTAATGCTTGTGACTCTATGACTGTAGCTAGATTAGCTTTAGAATCTAAAACCGAACGTGAAGGTGGTTACCCTATGGGTTTAAAACCACTAGCAGCTAGATTATTAGGTTCAGCTTACGCTAATCTAGGCAAACAAGTCGACGCTGAACTTAGCAGACTCTGGACTGAAAAGCTTAAACAATTAAGAGATTTACTTAAACCCTATGGGGTATCTAGAGCTCAAATAGATGAAACTCTAAAAGATGTAACAGGTTCTTTAGAAGAATACTCTTTAGATGTACAAACAATTTGGGTTAACTGGATTATTAATTCTAAAATATCTTATGCAGATTTAGACCGTAAGTTGTTACTTAGCTATGCGGGAATGGACGTAATTATTGTTTTAGAGCTATTTAGACTATTACTTCCTAAAATTGCAGACAAAGGTATGTTAAAAGTGCTACGTATGGAAATGAATCTTATTATGCCATTAGTACGCATGGAACGTACAGGATATGTTGTTGATAAAAAGTATCTTATTCGTTCAAAGCAAGCACTTATATTTGAAATTAATAGTATAAAAGCTATTAATGATAAGTTGTTAGGAGTTTCTTTAACACCTAATCAACATGCTGAAATTAAAAAAGCTATTAAAGCTAAATATGCCTATGACTTAGAAAATACTGATAAAAAGTCTTTACACATTAAAATGATTACTGATAAGACTATGCCTAATGAAGTTAAACAGTATTTAGAAAACGTTATGTATCTAAGAACCTTAGAAAAGTTTATATCTACGTATATTAATAGTATGCTATATAGACTTAATAACTCTAAAGATAACAAGGTTTATACCCAATTTAACAGTGCCGGTGCAGTCTCAGGTCGTTTTACTAGCAACTTTCAACAGTTTCCTAAAGAAGCTGTCTATTCAAAACTAGGTAACTTTGAGTTATTTCATCCTCGTAAGATGTTTGTAATAGAAAGTAACGAATACCCAGTATTAGCCTATGTTGATTATTCACAAATTGAGTTGCGATTACAAGCAGAGTATACTCACCGCTGTACCCAAGGTCAAGGCGATGTTAATATGCTTAGAGCTTACATACCATTTAGATGTGTTCAAAAAGATAGTAAATATTATTACGAAGAAGACCTTACTAAAGAATGGACACCTGTTGACGTACATACTCAAACTACACTTATGGCTTTCCCAGACATTGACCCTAAATCAGATGTATTTAAGAAACTACGTAAAGTAGGTAAGCAAGTTAACTTTGCTATTATTTACGGAGCTAGTTTAAAGAAAGTACAAGAAACTTTAGCAGATACAGACCCAGACGTAGTTAAAAAATTATACTATGGATTTGGTCAAGCTTTTAAAGACATTAACGCTTATCGTTTATGGATTAAAAAAGAATATGGGTATAACGGTTATGTTGAAAATCTTAAAGGCCGTAGATACTTTATTGAAGAGCCTAGAGACGCTTACAAATTAAATAACTATGTTATTCAAGGCAGTGCCGCAGACATTTTAAAAGAAGTAATTTGTAAAATTGATGAGTACTTGCAAAATAAAAAGAGTAAATTGCAAGCGTGTATTCACGATGAACTTTGTTTTGTAATTCATAAAGATGAGCAAAATATCATACCAGAAATTCAACAAATTATGGAAAACACATATAAAGGTATAGTTCCTTTAACAACTGAAGCTTCTATTAGTAAGACAAGTTGGGGAGATAAACATGAGTGATTATCGAAGCGACAAAGCTTACAAACGTGAAGCTTGGATTCAAAGAGAACGTAGCTATTGGTCAACTAATAAAATACCTAAATATAATTGCTATAAAAGCGAAATTTATGAGATTGATTTTGGTGAGAATGTTGGTTCCGAATTATCAGGTAGACACTTGGGACTTGTATTACAAGACTCAAACCCTTATACTGATAGAGTACTAGTAATTCCTTTATCCAGCAAGATTGAAGAGTATAACTCTAGGGATACTGTTGAATTCTACATAGGAGGTACTAAAATTACATCTAAAGCGTCGATAGTCGTTAATGAGACTAGATACATTAGTAAGCTTAGAATCTTTTCAAAGAGTCTGTTGTTTGCTGAACATGTTCAAAAAGGACAAGCAGTTGGAATAGCTATTAATCTTAGCGATGAAAACTATGCTTATTATGGTACATTTAAATGATTACATTATGCGTTATAGACCCTTCTGGTAACTTTAACTCCGGTAAAGGTAAAACAGGCGTATCTTACATTGTATACGATGATGAAAAGAATGAATTAATGTGGGACACTCTTAGGTTAGACACAGTGTCTGCTAAAGATTATAAATCGCGTCATGAATACTGGGCAGAAATAATGAAAAAAGCACATGGTGCTAATCAAGTCATTATTGAGAGTTTCATGATTCGTACGGATGGATTCTTAATGGGAACCATGCCGGAAACCATTATGCTTATTGGAGCTTTGACTTGGGAATTGGAAAAAGACAAAATACCTTATATATTCCAAACCCCAAGTCAGGCTAAAGTAAGGTTTAAAGATGACATTCTTTTACGAAAAGTGCCAAATATGACCTATCTTAATAATCGTTATTACTTAAACGGTAAAATGACTAACGACCACGTTAGAGATAGTTTAAAGCATTTGCTATACTATATTAATTATGGGAGAACAAAATGAGTATTAAAGCTAAAAAAGAATGTGTACAGTGTTTATTTTGTAATTTTAAACAATGTAACCCCAGTCTTGTAAAACATTTTAAAAAAGAGAAAGGTGAAGATAGACACAGCCGTTACGTATGTTCGGGGTGTCTAGATTGGATTGCTTATGCAACAAAAAAAACCGAAGAATAAACTACTTCCTAAAACCATTAAAATAAATATTTATTGGGTTCCAGATGAAGAAGGTAACGTTATATTAGATGAAGATGCTACTTTTGAAGAATATTCTAATAAAATGGCAGAGTTGGTAGAAAAATATACTGAAATTAATGAAATTGAATTTGAAGATGAAGTAGGAGAGGGTGGAGGATGTTAATGGATATAACTTTATATAACAGTTATGGTATTATAGATAAAGGTTCTGAAATTGAAATAATTCCAGTTCCTAAAGACGAATCTGACTGGAAAAAAGACCGTAAAAAAACTATAGGTGGTTCTGAAGCAGCAGCTATATTAGGACTTAACAAGTACTCCTCACCGCTTAAAATCTACCGAGCTAAAACCGAAGACAACGAACATGCACAAGACATGCTTGGTAGATTGCCTAGTGTTAAAAAAGGTAGAGAATTAGAAGGATGGATTTTAGACAATAAAGTTAAACCTTTATTCCCAGAATACAACCTTATTAAGCCAGACCATATGTTTAAAAACATTAACTATCCTTGGTTAATGGGTAACTTAGATGGTATTGGTACTTTAAAAGATAAAACTTACAACGCTTTAAAAGATACTATTGGTATTGAAATAAAGTTAATTACCGAATACGGTGAAGCAGCATGGAACGGTCCTGATTACGAAGGTATTCCATCTTATTATTATGTTCAAGTTCAAACATATATGGCAATTACAGGTATAGAAGTATTTTATGTTTGTGCTATGTTTGAATCTAATTGGGAATTAAAAACTTATAAAATTCCTAAAGATTTAGATTTTATTCATATTAGACTATTGCCTGAAACTAAAGATTTTTACAATAATCATTTGTTAATGAATATTCCTCCTACTCCTACTCCATCTATAGATTCTGATGAAATTACTAATATTTTACCAGACATCGAAAACACTCCTACTGTATCTAGCGAAGAACTAAATAAGATGTTAGAAGACTATAACTCATTAGATGGTGTTATTAGAGCTTCTGAACTACGTTTAAACATTTTGAAGGATAACATCGTAACTAAATATATCGAAGGCGCTAGACCTACAGAAACATCTAAATCTATTATATCTTACTCAAAAGTTACACGACCAGCGTTTGATTCTGCTAAATTTAAAGAAGAAAACCCTGATTTGTATCAAAAATACATTAATCCATCTACTTATGTTAAATGGAATATTAAAAAATCTAAAAAGTAATAAAACAAAGACCCTATGGAGACCCCATAGGGTTTTTTTATTTCTGGTCTCCTTTTACGCCTTTGGGCGGTGAGGAACTATTTCTTACGCTTCTTGTTGCTAAAATCTGGCTGGAATACTGAAGGTAACACATCAGCCGGTTGTATATTACCTTGTTCTAATTTAGACGGTAATCGTAAAGCACTTTGTATTTGACGTTCAAACGGGTTGGCAGACTGTAATAAGTAGCGCATGTAGCTAAAGTTAGGGTCTCCTCGTTTGACGTTTGGCGTATAAACATCTGTAGTATATGGTCTGTACTTAACATCTTCTGACGGTAATGCTGCTTGAGTCAATATTTTAGTTAGTGGATTTAATCTATATGCTAGGTTAGGAACTGGGTTGTTTAAAGTATCAAAAGCACTAAATAGTGACCCGTACGGGGTAGGTTTAAATAATGAACCCAAAGCAGGTACTGCTCCACGTCCTTTAGCTTCTGCTAAGAACTCATCTTTTTGAGCTGCTTTGTTTTTATCATCCCATAAATTTTCGTGTACGGAAATAACATTATCTATAATTTGAGGATTTTCAATAGCTTTATTTAACCAAAAGCCTAAATTCTTAACCATAAAAGTTGGAAATGGAATAACAGTTGATATCCCTGCCATTAAATCTGTAATATTATCATAATTAAAATGAGCAGCGTTCATACTGTTAGCCGCGTTTTGAAAAGCAATATTTAATTTTTCAGAGTCACCAAATAATGACTTTTTAATACCTGGGCTACGTTTACCTATCTCTTCAATAATACCTTCTTCTTTAAGAATGGCTAATATATGAGCTGAACGCATCATGTTTTCAATACTACTAGATGCGGCCATAATTCCATTGTTAATAGGATTATTAAAAAATAAACCAAAAGTTTTCTTGTTACCATAGATAATTTTTTCAAAAGCATTAGTTTGAACACTGTACTTTGAAATAACATCTACTGCATCTAAACCTTTTGACAATTCTTGTCCAATTCCATACTGTTCTAAATCAAAAGCCTTAAGTCTATCTAACATTTTCTTAGAAAAGAAATTAGTTACCGTGGTGTCTTGTACTCTATTCATTAACATATACAACATTGAAATAGATTTAAATTGTTCAGCTTGTTCTGGAGTAATTAATTTGCTAGAAGCTCCGGCATCTAAATACTCAAAAAACCGTTTACGAGCTTTTCCATCTTTAATTAACATTTGAGGAGTAAAAAGTTCTCCAGGTTTACCCCAAGTTTTTAAAAAGTTTTCTACGATATCTGTCATAGTGTTTTCTAATTTAACAACGTCTATCATAGCACCGGTAGTTTTAATAGATGTTTCTACAAAACTTCTGTCGTATTTAGCACCTAACTCTGTAGCAGTCTTAAAAAATGCGTCGTTTATATTACCAATTGGAAACGCGGGGTTAGTTAAAACTCCAAATTTAAACGGTAAAGTAAAGTATTTATTAAGTATTAAATATGCTTTATTAGATAATATAGCATCTTTTTTAAGTAAACGGTCTAAAGGAGCGTACAAAGTACTAGGTAGTAACACTGCTTCTCCTGTTGAAAATGCTTCTTCTAAAGCTTTGTCGCTAAATTTGTCTACTCTTTTGAAAGACTTTAACGTACCATCTTTATATACAGGAATTAATACGTCTAGTTGATTAACGTTACCCCCAACACTTTTAGTAATAGGGTCTACAGCAAATAAAGCCGCTTTTAATTCTTTACTAGAGTTAAACATTTTACTAACTTTAAGATTATCGTTTTCAAATAAGTTTAAAAATAGTTGATAATTTTTATTAGCTAACACACCTTCTGATAAAGTACCATTCATTATTTTAGCTAAATCGTCGTCTTCAAATAATTTACCAAGTTCGTTATCTTGGAATAAACTCATAGGCCCTTCGTAAGACCTGCCAGTAAATATACTTCTAAACTTCTTATTTAAGTTTAAATAGTTACCCATAGAATTAGAATATTTTCCTAACTCTTCAACATTCATTACTACTTGCTTACCTGTTTTATCTAGATAAACAAAACTTCCTAACATTTTCTTACTAAGCTTGTCATTAGCTACAGCAGTGTGGTGTAAATATGGAGTACCATTTTCTAACAAGGCGTCTAATTCATCTTTATGCCCAAGTTTAGTGACATGTTTTCTAACTTCGTCAATACCTTCCGCGTAAGTTTGTTTTAATAAAGCAGCTTCTGCACCTTCTTCAGCAAATGCTTTTGCGCCTTTATTGTTATACCAAAGGATATCTTCGTCAAATATAAATTTGCCATCTATTTGAGATTTGGCAATTTTTGTAAAATAATTTTGGAATCCGTCAACGCTTTCGTTTAAAAATATACCAACAATGTTATCTGGGTTTTCTTTATTTAAAAGCAAAATGTCACCCGTAGCTCCCATTTTACGAGCAGCCTCGTTAACAAGGTTTGCTAATTTTTGTAGTTGTTTACGTAATGCAGCACGTTCTGCAGCATCTTTTACCACAGTTAATTTAAAACCGTTAGACTTAATTAAATCTACAAGAACAGTTTGTTTTTTGCTTATATAAGGTTGAGCTTCATCCATGCTCTTAATAAATCTTTTAACCATAGGAATATCTTTAATACTAGCTATTTTAGCTATAATTTCTCTAACTTTAGGGTTATCTAAGCTAGCTGAAAAATTTTTAGAAACTACATTACTAGAAGTAGTAATAGCTCTAGATAGTCTGCTAAATAAAGTTTCTTTTTTAGTAGTTGTTCTATAAACATCTACTTCTTTAGCAAAGCTTACTGGAGTAGTAGGATATTGTTGTTTCATTGCTGTTTCAATAGCAGTGTTTAACGCTTCTTCTACTGGTCCCGCTTCTAAAGTTTTTTGTGCAGCTTTAATAGGGTCTGGTACAGTAGCGTTAGGAACAATTGGAGGTAACTCTTTAGTTGGAGTTGTCAACACTTCGTTGACAGCTTGTGTCAATTTTTCTTCAGTAACCTTACTAGGAACAGTTGCTGGATTATAATTACGTTTAACAAATTGTAAAGGACTGACTTGACCAGCAGCAACTTTAGTAGCATCTAATTCGCTTTTAATTAAAGTTTGAATTTTTTTACCGGTTAAACGGTCAATAACCTCAAGTTCAGGAAAATCTTCTAAAATTTTACGAATAACAGCTTCTTCTTTTTGAGCAACTGCTAATATTTCTGGAGTTATTTCCACTAATCCACTTCTTATAGCTCTTGTAGCTGCAAAAGGAATACTTTCTAAAAAAGACTTTACTAAAGTGTTTGGAGGTAAAATATCTCCTATTTCTTTAGAAACAGTTTCAAAAGCATCAGAAGAAAATCCACTTCCTGTCACACTTACAATTTTTTTATTTAAATTACTTAAATTGTCTGATAATTCATCTAAAGCAAAAACAATACTTCTAGAAAAATCATCTCCTAAAGATTTACCTTTAGATAAGATTTTTTTAGCATACTTAGAATTCATTGCTTTAACAAAAGACTCAGTAGAAGCTTTGTAAGCTTCATAAGTATTTAAAATTTCAAAACGTTTACCTGCTTTGCTAACTCTTTTAATTGAAGGAACTTCTTCTAAAAAAGAAACTTTAATAAAATCGTCTAATCCTTTAACAAAAAAATAAGCTTCATTATATTTAGATATAAAATCAACAGCTTTAGCCATTTCAGGGTCTATAATAGATAAATTTTTTATATATTGAGTTCTTGCAACTTTGTTTGTTTTAGGTATTCTATTAAATTCTTTTAGTATTAATTTGTTTTTGCGTTGGTATTCCCAAGCTTTTTTATAATTAGATATTAAAGAATCTATATCTTTTTCTGCCCAACCAAAAGCTTCAAATATTTTTGTACGAAACTCTTTAACTCCGACTTTACGTCCTAAAGAAGTTTCTATGTTATTTTTTAAAACAGCAACCCAAGAATCTACATATCTTTTAACAGGAGCATATTGTTTTAAAGGATAATATTGACTAGGTCTAACAATAAATCTTTCAGTTCCTCCAGATTTAAGATATGTAAAACTATTTCCTTCAAACTCTTCTAAAATATTTAAAACTTTATTTTGAAGAGCTTCTATTTCTGGATAATCTAACACAGAACCATCCCAGTTTTGTTCTACGTATCTATCCCATCCACCTGCTTCTTTAATTTCTTCAAGTATAGGACGAATTTCGTCGTCATCTATTTGTTTTAAAGCATCTTCTATTCTATCTGACGTAATAACATTTTGATTTACAAAAGAACCGGAAGGAGCGGTGAGAGGCATTCCTTGACCTCCTTCAACACCTTTTATTCCCATAACAACGTTACGCCCACCAATGTTTTCAACTTCGGTATATTTACCAATGTTTTTAACTTGGCTTTCCATTGTAGGCGCACCTAAATCTTGAACTTCTTTAACAGCATCTTCGTATGTTGTAAGTTCAGGAACATTTTTAGCAACAGGTTCAACTACGCTATCTGTAACCTTAGGTTTAGCTTCTAGTTTAGCAACAGCATCTGCTACTTCTTCAACAGCAGGGTTAACAACATCTTTAGGTTTATAAGATTGTTTAACTTTTTCAACCCCATTTTCTACAAATTGTGTCAAATTATCTTTAGGAGCAACAGGTGCTGCTGCAACCTTAGGTGCTTTTTTAAGTCCTTCTTGAACTGTTTTAGCATTTTTAACAACAGGAGTGCCTTGAGGTAATAGTTCTTTACGAATAATAGGCGCTGGGATATCAGGGCCTTTAGGTTTAAAAGTATCTGCAACAGTTTTAGCTGTAGAATCTTTAGTAGTTACGTTTACAACGTCTTTAGATTTATCCCAATTTAATATTTGTCCGGCTTTACCTAAAAACTTTTTAGCAGCAAAAGTAGAACCTGGGGCTACTGCATTCCAAGCTAACATAGCCGCTGCATCATCATAGTCAGACATTAATTGTCCAACTTGACCTAAGTTTTTAATAATAGGTTTAGTAGATTTAGTTCCAATTCTTGCTAAAGTACTACCAAGAATACCTGGGTCAGTAGCTAAATCAATAGCTAATCCACCAAGAGTAGGTAAAAGTCCTTTTAAATCTTCATCTGTTATTTGTTTATTAGGGTCTTTACGAGATTGATTGAGTAAATTTTTAATTAACTCTTTACCTTCATAAGGCCTATCTTCTAAAAATATTTGTTCTATAGGATTATTAAATCCAGTAGGGTCTGTAGCTTCTATTAACGTTCCTAACAAAGCGTCGTCTGCTTTATCTAATGAACGACCAAAATATCCAAGCACACCCATTGCAGGTCCAAGAATACCTTTACCTTGTTTATTTCCCCAAGCATTAGTTATGCCTTCAATATACCCTGCTGGAATATTTAAAATGCTAGGTCCGTATTTATTACTTAAATACTCTCTAGCAGCTTTATTAAATATAGGGTCAAACATGTCATCAATATAATACCCGGGTGTAGATGTTACACCTTGAGGTCCTTCTTGAAGACGTGGAATTATTTCATTAAATTTATTAATAGCCATAATCTAATTATACATTATTTGTATAATTTTGTCAATGGATATTAGATATTTCCGCCTTGAGGCATCTGAGGCATTCCTTGTTGTTTCATTAAAAGTGTTTTTAATAACTCTTCGCCCATTTCAGGCATTTCTTCTTGTTCGCCTTGTAACATTCGTAATAATGCTGCAATTCCTAAACCACCAGCTCCTGCTGCTGCCCCTGCACCAATACCACCTGCGGCCATTGGATTAGCAGTAGCAAACTTAGAAACTCCAGTTAAAGCTGGGCCTGCAATGTCTCGTAAACCACGAGCTCCTTGACCGACCATACCGCCAGCGCCTTTAAGCAAACCTTTACCAGCTTCCATAGCTGGGCCTGCTCCTTGTTTTAACATATTAATTAATTGCATTAATTGTGCGTTCATATTAAATTCCTATATAGAATTGCTTAAGCAATTCTTCCTTTGTTTTGTTGTAGTCTTTGATATAAGCCTTGTAAATCTGCAATGTCAGTTTCTTTACTTTGAGTTATACCTTTAACACCTGAAGTAGCTAATTGAGCAGCAGCGATTGGAAGTAGGAATTGCATACCTGGGATTAAACCTAATCCTCCAGTTATTGCAGCTCCTCCTAATCCTTTACCTGCTCCTTTTAAGAATTCTCCAAGTTTACCTTTATTATAAGGCTTAATTCCTCTTCGCATACCTTGAATCATTCTTTCGTCATCTACAGACATTCCTGAGTAATTCTTAGCTCCTGCAGCTTCTGCTAATATTAATCTTTCTAATTCTCCAACATCTCCTGAAGTATTAGCTAAATCTCCTAAAGCAAATGCGCTATCAATACCTTGAGTTACTCCCCCAATAACAGGAGCAGCTTTATTTAAAGCATTTAAACCTTTTCCTAATACGCCACCTGCTTTTCCTGCAGCTCCTTTTAATTTACCAAATAAACCACCCATTTTACCAGCAGCTCCAGAAGCTTTTGCAGCACCAGCGGCAGGACTATTTACAAGTGCTAATGGAAATTTACCCGTAGAAGGAGCAGCTGTAGCAGCAGCATTAGCAACATCATCAACGAGAGCTAATGGAAATTGACCACCAGGAGCACTAGTTACAGGGTTAACTCCGCTTGGGTTATTTAAAATATTTATTGGGCTATCTCCAAAAACATTTGGTAGCCCACCTTTTAATTGACTAATCTTATTAACGTTAACCGCTTCAGCGTTTCTAGTTATAGCTGCTGGAGCTTTAGCTAACACTTCATCTATGCTATTCATCGGATTTGCTTGACTTAATATATTAGCCCCTGCGGTAGGTGGAGCTGGAATATTAGCGGGTGTACTACTATCTACGTTTTTTAACAAATCTAATAGTTCATCTCCCCCAGGTTGTACCGAAAAATTAGTTCCGCTATTTATTTGATTAAGAAAATCCATTTCATCTTGTGGAGTCATTCCAATAGCTCTTTTACTTTGAGCTATTAATCTTAATAATTGTTCGTTTGTCATAATTTATCCTATCTTGTTGACGTAAATCCAGTGTAAGCATCTCTTAACGATGGGTCTACATTTTTAGTAGATTCGCTATATCTATTTTGCCAATCACCTAGTTCTTGATTATAGATGTTTCTTTCTTTATCGTATTGTTGTTGTTGATATCCGGTAGTACGTTGAGCTCTAGTAGCATCTCTGTCATTAACATCTTTACGTAAACCCATTGCTTGGTTTTGTTGATTTAACAACATTTGGGTTAAATTGTTAGCAGTATCTAAAGAAGTAGAACGTTGTTTGTTTTGAGCAGACAATAATACGTTAACGTTATTAGCTAATCTTAAACCGGCAGAAGCTCCTGCTTCTAAAGCTCCCATTCTTCCTTTTTCCATTTGTGAACCAATTTCACCTAAGGTAGCTTTGTTTTGTTCTGCTTGACTTCCTAAAATATCTTGTCTAGCTACGTCGTAAGTTTTTTGTAAGTTGCCAGTTTCTTCTTGAGCAAATTGTCTAGCTCTAGCATCGTCTAAACTTATATCTCCAGCAGCACGTGCATTAATGTCTTCTCTATTTAAATCTTCAGGTCTATCTTCTGCAGCTTCTTGAACTCTTTGTAAATCTGCTAAAAAGTCTTCTGTTCCAAGAAAGTCTGTATCATTCCCCATAAAAAAATCGCCAAAACCTCTGTCTTCGCCATATTGTTCAAACATTCCTAATAGTTCATCATCAGTTAAACTTTGTAAAAATGCGTTATCAGGCTGATTGGTTCTTAAATCAGCAATTTCTTCTTTTCTTCGTCTAGTATCTCCGCCAAATTCATTAGCAAATAAACTCTGAACCCCAGCTACACCGGCACTGGCTGGAAGAAACAGAGCGTTACCTAATAATTTTAACCAATTTGGTTGATTTGTTCTAGTTGCTGCCATATTTTGTTTACCTATATATTATTATACATTATTTGTCAAAGATTTGTCAAGACTTAAAGGAAGAACCTTAGCTTTCATAGCTAAGTACTTATCAAAAACTTGTTGAGCTAACGTTAAGTTATACACATAAACGTTTTCTACAACGGCTTTACCGTGTGTAATACCAAAGTAAGTGTTCATTCCTAAAGTTGCCAAAGAAGTAATAATGTTTAATAATAATCCTATATTAAATTCTACAAAACTAACTAGTAATGTATTCATAAAAATACTAAGAATTAGTCCGTATAGTAATTTGCCAAATCCTTTGTTTAAATCAAATAAACTTCTATATTCAAATCTATCATCTAATCTAATTACATCTGGATTAACATTAGTTAAATGTATTCTTGTATAAGGTTGAAAAAAGAAAACTCTAAGGTTATCCATATTTTCTGAAGTATATTCTTGAGACTTTAAATATAAATACTTTTCTTTAAGTCTTGGATACAATCTTAAGGTGTGCTTTTTAATAAACTCATAACGAGACGTAGCTGGGCGTTCTTTAATAAACAATTGAACCAACCGGCGGTGAGTAATTAATGCTTTTGCAGTTGCAAACCAATCTAAATAGAATAGTTTACGATTAATCTTGTTTATCCATGCTTGTATACGACGTTCTCTGTTTAATTCAATTAAGAAGTCATCAAAATCTTCTTCTAGCTTATTTAATACAATAAATTCTACTACTTCTGCTTTTTTGACATATTTTGTATTAGAAATCTTTTCTGCATCTACTGTATTACGGCTAGCTATATACCATGCCATAATATGAGTAAACGTACTAGAAACAGTAAGGAACCAAAAATCTGCTGAAGTAAAGACATCTAATCTAAACCCTACAGCTACAATTTGAGAAAATATATTTACAGCAACAAAGATTATTGCCATAAATATACTTATAAATAGCCCAAATAAGTTTCTTTTCATAATTTCCTCACTTTATGATTAGCCCATTAATCTTTTCAATTCTTTTTTCAATTTCAGTTAATAACGTAACGTTATTAGCTTCTACAGCTTTAGTTGCTTTATATTGAGTAATTAGTTGTTTTTTCTTTTGTGAATAAGTGTCATGTAACACATAAAATACTATTCCAATAAAAGCAGAAACAAATATATTTGTAAAAATATGTCTAAGTACCCCTACAAAATCTAATTTAATTTCAGCAACGCTAAGCACTCCTACTACAATTAATAAGGGTAATATTTTAGGTATTACAGTAATAATGCTTTTAAACAACGAAGGTTCTAGCTTAACAATAAGTTCTTTTAATTGTTTGTTAAATACTAAATAAGCTATAAACAACATAAAAAAGAAAATAGAACTAACTTGTGCAGCAGGGTTTGCTACCGGTAAAAAGTATCTAAAATATAAGTACCCTAAAGGTATAAACACATAAAACAAGATAAATAAAAACCAAAAACCATATTCTGCAATAGAATATTTTAGTTTTAGTAATTTAAATTCGTGTTCGTTAGTTACCATATTTATTTTTAGCAGCTTCAATATACTGATTAGTTTCTATCTTAGGTATTGTTAACGTTTTAACAGTTTCGATAGTTTTAGCTACAATATTGCTAATCCCTTGTACATTTTCAATGACCTGCTTTACTTCAGAAATAGTTTCTTTTACAGGTGCGTCTTTGACATTGTTCCATATTTTAGCTAAATCGTTTTTATTTTTAATGCCTGAATTTAAAAATCCAGCATATACGATTTGACCTACTTTTTGAATAGTAGTTTCTAAAGTATCAATCTTTGCTTCTAAAGTTGCAATCTTAGCGTCTGCTGTAGTAATAACAGCTCCATTGCTGGATAGTTTATCTAAAGTAATTTTTAAAGCTGCTTTACGTTTAAGTTCTCTAAGATTAGCTAAAATGCCACCTACTGCTACTACTGTAACAGAAATAACACTCCAATTTTCGGTAAGCCACATAGTAATGTTGTCTACAATTGCTAATAAATCCATAAATATCTCCTATAACCCATCATTTAGGGTTTGCCCAAGTGTTTGGACAGCTTCTGTCAAACTTTGTATTTGTTCTGCTTGTGCCTGAATTAATATTGTTTGAGCGTTGACCGTCTCTACAAGTCTATTAATTAAAGCGCCATACGTGCTAATAAAAATCCTAATAGCCGTATTGTTATCGTAGTCTACGTTTGGGATTTCAATCTTATCTAGTGCCATATTACCATTTTACCTTATCTGCCCAATAAGCTGCCGACATAGGCCCTTTAGCTATATTGCTTGCATGTCTAGCTTTAAACGAACGTTGTCTTGCTTGTTCACCAGAAGATTTAGGATTTGCGCCTGCTCCACTAACACCTTGTTGACCGAATCTAATGGTTTTAGTTGTTCCACCAGAACGTGCAACTACTACGTGAGATTTAGTAGGATGCCCTGGAGTACGTTTAGGTTTATTAAACCCACTAACTCCTGCTCTCTTTAAAACGTTGTATAATTCTTTTTTATCTTGTGCCATATTTATTTTCCTTTATAGATTATAACATATTATTTTAATAACTCCAACATTTCTTCTTCAGTAATTGCGCCACTGTCTACTAACCGTTGAAGTTTTTGTTTTTTGTCTTCTTCTATTTTTATATCTGTTTCTTCATACTCATAATCAATACTACTATTAACATCGCTATACAATATACCAGTTTCTTTGTTTTTAATATAAACGTGTTTATCGCTGTAGTTACGATAGATGGTATCTTCTAATATGGTAATAACTTCTCTGATTATCATAGTTAACTTCCTCCGTTAATTAGTTTTCTAAACGGTGATACTGCTCTATCGGGCAATGCAGCAATAAGACCTGCTCTACCTGTTCCATACACAATAATACCAGTTCCACTTGCACTTGTTTTTGAATTGGGTAATTGCGACAAAGAGTTATTGTCCGTAGGATATACCGAAGCGTTATAAGTAATTGTAGATAAGGAAATACAACTGCCTAAAAAAAAAGTTCCAATAGATGTTACTGTAGAAGGAATAGTTAGTGGTTGGTTAAAATTTCCTGCAGAGTTTAAAAAAGTATTTCCAATAGATGTTACTGAAGAAGGAATAGTTAGTGGTTGGTTAAAAACTCTTGAAGCAGATAAAAAATTACTTCCAATAGATGTTACTGAAGAAGGAATAATTAGTGGCTGATTGAAAGAATCGCCATCTGCTAAAAAAAAATTTGGAAGAGAAGTTATACCCGAAGGAATCGTTACAGGTTGATTAAAATTTTTCATCTGCCCAAGAAAACTTTGCCCAATGGTTGTTAGGCTTGAGGGAAGAGTTAGTGGTTGGTTGAATGATGCTAAGCTAAATAAAAAACCAGACCCAACGGCTGTTAGGCTTGAGGGAAGAGTTAGTGGCTGATTGAAAGAACTTGCATTACTTAAAAAACTTTGCCCAATAGATGTTATATTAGAAGGGATAATTAGTGGTTGATTGAAAGAACTTGTATTACTTAAAAAACTTGCTCCAATTATTGTTGAACTTGTCGGTGTTGGTAATGTTAATGGTTGGTTAAACAAAGTGCAATTAGACAAAACAGCACTAACGTTTAACGATGTTGCTCTTCCAATTAAAACATTTAAGACTTGATACGCATATATATTATTATATAAAGTTGTGGTGGTTGAAAAATTGGGCAAAGTCGTGCTTACGATAAACCGATAGTTTGTTCCTGTGGTCGCTGTGCCTACAGTTCCTTCAGTTCCATCTTTGGTAATGTTCAAATAAGCAAACGTTAGGTTTTCTACCCCTGTTAAAGTTGTTCCATAATGTGCATGAAGTCCTCTATAAGTAATACTTTGACTATCTTTGACACAAGTAATGTCAAAAAACTTCAACGAGTTTGTAGCACTTGTAACGATAAAATTCACGGTAACGTTTCGTGTTCCGTTATTGATTATGGTTGCTCTGCCAGTTAAACCTGTAATCGTAATGTTATGCGTTAAGGATTTATATTCATAATTGTTTTCGTAAGATATATTATTATCTTTTGCAGTGATTGGAACTGTTGCCCCTGTAAAGATACCTTGTGTTTGAATAGAAGGTAAACCTCCACCTACTACGCTATTAATTATTGGCATATGTTAACCCCTCACCACTACAACATCAATACTTGCTGTGGGTGTTATTGAGCAAGTAAAGGTAATTGAGTTAGTTCCTTGTGCTGTTGCACGAACTTCAGCTGAAACAAAATTGGTATAACTTGCAGAAGCAGGACTAATCCATAAAAAACTTGAAGCAGTCACACCACTTACTGTTTTTGTGGCAGAATTAGCAGACCAATCGCCAGAAGCAATCGTAACGGTTGTAGAAACTAAAGGAGTTGCCCAAGTTGGAACACCACCACTAACAGTTAAAACTTGTCCAGTTGTTCCAATACTTCTTGTATGCCAACCATAATAATCTCCAAAAAGAATAACACCTTGATTACTTCCACCACCAGGAGCGCTATAAGCACCAGGAAAGGTACTTCCAGTAAGGGTGTTTGTTGGTAAGTCGGATAACGTGTGATTATGAGAAGTAGGCGTAAAAGTAGTAGGTTTACTGTCTATTTGTCCCCAAGTAGTAGTAGGATACAGTACATCATATACTGCACCTACTTTACGTTTTAATGTAATATCTAAAAGGGCCATTAATTAATCCTTAAAAGTCTGGGGTTGTAGCATCTAAGTCTAAGACTAAATCGCCATCGCTATCTGCAGCAGCGTTATAGTATATTTCTGGGCGATTGTTTAAAGAAGTGCTTGACGCAGCATCCGTAATTCCATAACCAGCAAGAGTTGTTGGTTTAGAAGTTAATGAAGCAAAGGTATGAGTGTGGTCACCTAAAGAAACTGTAGTAGAAGTAGTACCTGTAGGAATACGACCAATTGCAAACGTACCAGTAGTAATTTTAGCTGTGTCTAATGCAGGAATATCTGTAGCAGCTAAAGTAGTACCTGCAGTAACTAAACCTTTAGCATCATACGTAATCTTAGTGTTTGTAGCACCCGTAATTGCAGCATTTGCTACTACTGCGTCTGTAATGCCATATCCGCTTAATGTAGTGGGTTTGCTAGTAATATTAGCAAATGCGTGAGCGTGTGAATCGTCTGCAACTGCAACTGTTAAAGTTACATCAGTACTGCCATCAATAGACACACTGCCTGAAGCATCTCCGTTAAGAGTAAGAGTTCTTGCAGTAGCCCATTTAGAAGCAGCAGCTGCAGTAGAACTTATCCCAAGGTATTGAGAGTGCGTATGGTTTGCTCTAGCAAGTTTATCAGCAGTAATACCATTTAAATCAGTTCCAGCAGTATAAGTTAATCCTAATAAGTTTCCTTCAGTGATAACCGTGCTTCCAGTTAAACCAGTTAAGATTCCACCATTGCCATCAGATAAGGTTGCAATACCAGGCACAGTGTCAGAGGCAGCATTATAAGTATTATTAATAATTGAGAAAGTAAATTCTTCGTCATCTAAATCACCCGCTGTGTCGCTGTATTTTGTAAATACAACTATATCTCCGGCTTCTAATGTAACTGGTGAAGTTGAGTCAGCTTCATCACCTGGAGTTAATACATGATATCTATATACTGGACCAAGGGTGGTTTGGTCTGTCCAAGATAATGTAGTTGTTGAAGCACAAACCCAAAAATAACCATACATATTTTCATAATCGCCACCTGATAAAGCTACTAATTGTGCGACTAAACCAGTAGTTGCAGCACTTAATGAAGCAGTTCCACCGATTGTTCCAACAAGATAAAAACCACGACCAGCACCAGTAATAAATGCTGGAAGGTTCGCAACAGGAACTTTGCTGCTTGAATCCAACGGAGCAACTCCGTTTGCTGCACCTCGTGCAGTTGTATTAATTTTTGCATCAAGTGCAGTTTGTAATCCTACAACCTGACCAATAACCGTAGTAGGGTATAAAACGTCATAGCTTGCCCCTACTTTTCTTTTAATTGTAATGTCTAAATTTGCCATATTTTATCTTCCCTTAACATCATTTACTAAGATGTCTTGTAACTCGATAGCATTATCCAAATTACCTTGTAACGCTTTTAGAGTATTTTTAAATACATTTATATATTGGTTAGAAAAAGAAATTAATTTTTTATTTTCTTCTTCTAACTTCTTAATAGCATCTTCATATCTTTCAATAGAAGGAGTGCTGTTAATTTTGTTTTGTAATTCTGATATTTTATTAGAAAGTTCGTTTTTTTCTTTAATGCTTCTTTCTTTAAACTCAGCATATTGTTTGCTAATATTTGCAAGCTCAGAATTTTTAGTTTCAGTTAGTTTAGCTAATAAAGCTTCTTTTTCTTTTAAAATAGAAGCAATTTCTGCATCTTTTGCGTCTACAGCAGATGCTAAATGACGTTGTTCTTCAACTTTAGCTAACAATTCGTTTTTCTTCATATCTTTGTATTCCATATTTTCTCCTTTATGGTTTTATATCGTACCAGAAGTCGCCTGTAACTTGACCTATAGGTTCGTTTTGAGCTACTTCAATCCATAAGCCGCCTTCTGCTCTATAGTTTATTTCATATACGAATATTTTACCGCTACCATTGTTTTTAAGTTCTGTAATAGTAGCTAACCATAATGCAGCATTAGGCCTGTCTGGAATAGTAGTTGAGTACTTAGCAGCTTCTGTAGCTGATAAATACAATCTACTACCTTCCATTATACCACTTATACTAGCACTGTCAACAATATTTGCAAAATTTGCAACATCTACGTTTCCAAATACTAATACTGGAGTAAAAGCATTTTTAATTGACGAATATCGTAAAACTCCAACCATCTTAGATTTAGTCGGGTCAGACGCTATAGCAGTAGTAAATAGTTTATGACTACCTTGAGCTCCTGCCCAACTTACTGGAGCTCCGGCTGGAAGGTCTAAATTGCTATCGTTTTTACCAATATCTCCTAATTTATTGTAATAATCAATTTGGTCGCTAAGAGTTTTTAAGTTTTCAATTACAGCAACCATTACTTCTGTTATAGTAAGTCCTTGGCTAAGACTACGCTTTACTTGTTCAAATAGCTGGTTCCAGTCATTTATAGTAACGCTTTTGCTAGCTAAAGTCTTAAATAAAGGAATATACCAAGTAGGAAGGTTGTTAAAACCTTCTATATTGTTTTCAAAATAGTTAATGATGTCATCTAATGTTGCATTAACTGGGATTGGCATTATTCTTCTCCTGGTAATGTTCTATATTTATAATATACCACATAAATTTTAAATTTAGTAACGCTGTTTCCTGTAATAACGTGTCTAAGAGTTTTACCAAAACCATGGTGTCTAATACGTAATTCTTTTAAGGTATTAATAATCTGTGAGTTATTTGTGTCAAATCCAGTATTTAAAACAGCTAAATCATCTAGACTATCATTCCAAAACGGAGAATCAGTTTCTACAGCTTTGTGAGCTATTTGTTTATGTCCATCTGTGTATACGTCTAATGTAACAGGTATTACTTCTTTAGAACTCTTTAAACCAAATGTAATTCTAGTTTCAACAAAGTTCTTTTCATACCCCATGTCATCTGACTTTTCACCGCTATCAATTTCAAACGAAATAGGAGTCACGGCGGTGAGTTCCCCGATTAATGGATATTCTACATTTAAAACGTCACCGTATCCGATAATATCCACAAAAGCATCTGGGAACTTTTTATTAAAGTAGTATTGTTTACCATTAATATCTGTAATAATAATGTTTTGAATATTATCAATAAACACTTGTTTAACTCTAATTGTGTATTCCATTAAAGTAAACACTCTAGTCCCATAATCATATTTTATTAATAATGTTTTGTCAGAAAGTGTCAAAAATATACCGTAATATGTTTCAGTAGTAAATCCAATAGTATCTAAAGGTTCTAAGTTTAATAATTCTCCTACAGGTTTGGACAACTCAGATATGCTCAATATAGAATCTACTGATGAATTTGGATTTGGAGATAATGAAAATATCTTGCTACCATTTTTAAATAGTAACCCATTTAAAATAGGCATTAAAGTATTTCTATCAACTTCTGAAACCCCTGTAAAGGTATTAACAGCTTTATTTGTAAAACCATTGTTTATTTTAGTAATTAAATAAATAGCATTATTAGTTGCTGCAATTAAATAGTCTCTCCAAGGAACCAAGCTGTTAACTTTGTTATCTTGACTAGCATCTAAGTCTAATACATTAGTTAAAGGAAATTCAAATGAATCTGTTTTAGAAACTAAAATGTTATTTTTAAATCCGGAGTTTCCAAAAGCGTATAGTGCTTTTTTATAATTTAATAATCCTAAAGCTTTACTTGGTTTTTCAATAACCACATTATCTACAACTACTTCGTTTGATAAAAGACTTGCAGTTTCTAAAAAACTTACAGTTTTTATGTTATTAATTTGATTTCTATTTATATAAGCTATATGACTACCTTTAAATAATAAAGAATGAACGCTAGTTCCTACCACATATTCGTATTCATTACCACTTCTATGGTAATTTACAGAAGAAGCAGGATAGCTTGTAAAATAAAATACTTTTTTAGCATCTTCGTAAACAAATTCAGATTTATTTTTAACAGTGTAGCAACTGTCATAAAAACTTTTAACATTAGGTCTTTCTACAGTTAATTGAGTTGACACTGCAAAATTACCTACTTCTTTAACTTTAAGTACCGTATCTACAGTAATAAATTCATCTGTTAAAGAAGTACTTCCTTCTCTTCCTAATAGACTATAATAATGCCCATAATTAACATCAGTTATTCTAGAGTTTCTAGATTCAATATCTGTACTTACAGATAAAAGATTTAACCAAGTAACATATGGTTGCTCAATCATAGTTGTAATAGATTTTAATGTTAACCCTGAGTTTTGCATTACGTTATTGTAAACATCAGTGTTATAAACTTTAGAAATGTTTACTTCTTGTTTAGGAACACTAATAACATTTAAATTATTTTTGTTAAGTAAAGCATAGTTTGGTTTAGTAAATACTGCTAAGTTTGAAAATATATTATCAATTGTGCTTAAAGTATGAAGAGAAGAAACATATTGTCCAGAAATAGTATCTGCTATTTTTGTAGCAATAACAGGACTGCTTACTATTTCATAGCTTTGATAAATAGAGTTGTTAAAACTAATATTAAAACCATCTACTTCTAAATTAGCATTAAAAGCATTGTGGTCAATTTCATTTATATTTGATAAAGTAAATCCACTTAAGCTAGAATTAATATAATCTTGTTTTTTAATACTTTTTGAGCTTAGCCCATAAATTTTATATTGGTCTTCTTTAATCACATCTAATGTAGGATTAATTTCTGTAAAGTCTCCATATAAAGTACTATTACCATTTATACCGGTATTTAATTTAGACGGTTCATTTGTAATTTCAGACCCTGAAGTTTTAGTTTTAATATTCCAAGGAAACACTGCCCAGGGTAATTTTTTCCAATTAGTAACGTAAAGGTTTTTAATTTTATGAGGAATATTAGGAAATTCTACTGTTACAGTTTCAATACTTGAATCTAATAAAGTTGTAGAAGTTCCACTTTTTCTTAAATATTCAAATCTAATGTTTGGGCTTGGAGCTCCTGGGTATCCTGCTTGATATTCTATTTCAGCACGAATAAACCAATTATTTCCTTCTAAAGTATATTGTGTAGTTTTATCTTCTTGTAAAACACTAATTTCTTGCAAATTGTTTTTAGTTTTTCTAATAGCTTCATTTTGTGCTACGCTTAAAAGAGGTAAAGTAGTTAAACCAGTATCTAAAAATACTTTAAATCTTTCTTCTAAATCGCTATTGCTTATAGGATTATAAGAAGAAAAACTATAAGGTCTAAGGTCATTAGTATTGATACCTAAATCGCTACTTCTATTAGTTGCAGTAGAAGGTGTAGTTTTTAAATCTTGAATGTAAGTTTTATTTTCTTTACCTTCAATAATTTCATAACTAGGTAAAGCATATACCACAAATCTACGTGTTTTGTTATCCGATTTTACAAATAAAACATCTGGTCTATTTAAAACATTATCTGCATCTGAAAATAATTCAAATGGAGTAACATTAATGCTTTTTAATTCTGATGTTACATCTACTTCATCTTTTCTAACTTTTAAATTAATTAAATAGTTAGCAAATTTAGTTTTAAATTCAGGACAGGTGTTATAATTAACGCCGTCAATAGTTTCTTCCCAAGAACAATATATTTTAGTTTTAGGGTACTTTTTAATGTTAACAAATGCTTTTAAATATATTCCAGTACCTTCTGGAACTGATGCGGCAATAGTATATCTTGGGTTTGCTTTACTTCTAAGCAAAGTTTCTATATTTAAATTGTTTAATTGAGTAGCAATTACTTTTTTGGTAACGTGGTCGTATAATACATATTGCAAAATACCTAACACGTCAAATGTTTGAGAGCTGTAATTATCTCTAACGTCTTGAAACACATCATTATAAAAATTAGGATTAAAAATAATACCTTCGCCTTCAGATGTTTTATTTAAGTTAATTTCTGTAGGTATGAGAGCTTCTAATACATGTTGATTATCTACAATTGTATGTTTAACAAATCTACTTCCAATATATCCATCTGGAAGTTTTACTTCAATGTTATTAATAATAGTAGATGTGGAAAAATTAGAATATGTAACAGTATCATTAATTTTGTAATTATATGCGCTAGATAAATTAGCATTATAAACTAAAATGTTTTCTTTACCATAAACATCTTTGTATTTAATGGGTACTAAAGTTCCAGTGCTATTATAAATACCATTACTAGTAATGTATAAATCATTTAAACGATTTCCGTCAAAAGAATACACTACTTTATAGAATGTTCCAGTAACTCCTGCAGGTTTGTTTTTATAAAGTAAAATTGGGTCTCTTAAGATTAAAGAACGGTCATCATCTACATCAAAGTTTTTAACAGTAAAAACACCTGACTTATCAGTAGGGCTATCAATACGTCTAATTCCTCTGACAGCAGAATAGCTAGAGGTTCTAGCAGAATCTATACTTCCAGAGTTGCCATTACGTCTTCTTTTTAAAGCCATAATTACCAACCTTTAGTATAAAAGTATGTTGCTTCTAAACCATCAGGAATTCTCATGAATCCTTTAATGGCTCTAGTAGGTACTATAATTTGCGCAAATCTTGGGTCGTTAATACTTGCTTCTACATCTTCTGCGTACACTTCATCTCCAGCTACTTCGTTAAGTCTGGCAAATGAAGGAACATCGTAGTTAGATTTTAATTGATTAAATCCTTGAATAAATTCATCTTGAAATGCAGTTGCGTTACCACCATCTCTAGTACTTAGTGCTGCACAGACGTATGGCACTAAAAATAAAGTAACCCAATCAATAGGTAAATATAAACCAAGGTTAAATTCTAATGGGTTGTGATTACGGTCTGGGAACCAAAACGGTAATCCATTTACTTTCCATGCTTGAAAGTATTTAGACTTTTGAGTTGTGTAATCAATGTAAACTCCATATAGGTCATCAAAAGCAGTATAAACAGGAGCACCTGCTACTTTTAACATATACTTGTTTGTAGAAATGTCAAAATAATATACATTAGTATCACCTGCTGATGTAGTAGGTAATGCTACTGGGGAAGTGGGTTCTGAAGTTAATAAAACAACGTTTGGGATATTTAATTGCGAATTAGCATAATCTGTTACTAGTTTAGTAATAGGTTTAATACCAATGTGCATTAACGTGTTAATTTCTGACACTGATTGGTCAAAGTACACGTCCATATCTTCAAACGCAAATCCTGGAAAATTTAATCTTTTATTAATTTTAGAAACTACTTCGTCAACAGTAATTCTCATTTATACCTCTTTTATATATTGGAAAGGCCCTAGTGAAAGGAGGGAAAGCTAGGGCCCTTCCTATTTAGTTAGCCCAACGTAGTCTTAATATCAGGACTAGTGTCAGCACCAATTAAATCTAATTTAGCAATTCGTTCACGAGCGTGCTCATAATGGGTACGATTAATGTAGTACGTAGTACCATCACAAGGAATTGCAACACGGACACCATTAACGGTGACTGATAAAAACGGACCGACAGATGTGGATAAGCTTCGTGGAATAGAGATTGGCATTTTTGGTTCGCTCTTAAACGCCATAAGCGTTTCTTGAGCTTCCATTAAACCGCGACCATCGACTTTGCTTGCATCTAAACGGTTAGTAAGACTAGAGGTAGAATTGACACGATTGTTCGTATCAATAGACGGCTGTTCGGGCTTCATGGACGAGATAGCTTTTGTAAAAGCTTCTGCCATTTGGTTAATAGACGCTTGTGCCGACGTATTGGTGATTTGCTGTTTTAAAGCAGCATTTTCCTTCATGACAGCATCCAGTGCTTGTGAAATAGAATTGTCGGTAGCCAGTTTCCCAGCTACCTTAATTCTTTCTGCACCGGAGGTTGCAATCGGGCCACCGCTACTCTCAGCATTAGCGATAGCTTCTTTGTTTGTGAGAGATTTTTCAGACATGATTGTTTCCTCCGTTAATCATTAGTCTTCGATTTTGTCAACTAATACAGTGCGAGTTTCTGTACCTGAACCATCACCTTTAACAACTGTTTGACCAGTGATTACGACAGGGAGTTCGACGACTTCAGCAGACGCGGTGCCCGCCAAACCTTTAATATAGAATTTAGCGTCACTGTGAAGAACCACTTGGTCTTCTAAGAAACGCACAAGTTTGTTTGATAATAAAGCATATGCTTTGGTTGGCAAGTCACCAACGATGACTTGGTTTTTACCATTAGCATCAATACGTCCTGGAACAACAGCTTTGACAAGTTTTGTCAACTTTTGAGCCGTAACTTCGGTAGTCGTACCTTTAACAAGATATTTAATCACGTTAGCAGAACCATTCCAGAATAAAGATTGAACGACTTGTTCTGGCCAATAAAAATTACCAGCTGCGCTTACATAACCATAATCGTATTCAGTGAACTCGTTCTTTAAGTCAGGACGGTTGTGAATCGTAATACGGTATTGTGTAGGAACGGATAAGTAGGCTTGAACAGCGTCTGGGTTAGCAACTTTGAAACCAATAGAGTCAAGTTTCCAACCAATAGATTGACGTTGGTTTAATGGGTCAGCAACACCAGCAGAGCCTAATGGCTTACTGATAAATTGAGGAGCACCATGACCTTCAACGGAAATTTCGAATAAAGCTTCTTCGCCTAACACGTAAGAGTAGTGGACATTGAGGACATCAATTGAACCAGTAATCATAGCAAGGAAAGCAGTCTTAGTTAATGTAGCTTCTGCTGGGAAAGGCTTTTTTAGGACTTGAACAATAATATTGTCAGACCCTGCAACATCATCCCACTTTTTAGCAGCAATAACGTTAGCGGATTCAGCAGTGTAAGCAACGCTACCCACTGTACCAGTGAACGTGGTCACGTGATAAAGGAACTTGGTGACGCCATCGCCATTCACGAAAGTGTTATCGGTTTTAATCGTTTTAGCTTTACGGAATGCGAGGTTGAATAAGTCAACAACAGTGTCATCCATATATGGTTGACCAGTTTGTTGGTATTTCATAAATTCTTGAACGCGCTTGTCAGTAATTAAATCAAAGTAGACAGCTGACGAGACTAACGCTAAGAAGTTTTTGCCCATCATAGGACGGACTTTGGCAGCTTCCATCGTCAAGACGATTTTACGGAATTCGTCAATAGTTGGCGAGGAGTTTGGGCTAAGATATTTAATGTGAGTAACATCTCCACCAGCTTTTGGCTTGAGGAATCCATCAATAGTGCTCACTTCTTTTTCAGCGGCATAGAATAATTGGCATTCTGCTAATAGAGCTTGTTGCGCAATTAAGTCTTTTGTTTCAGGGACTTTTAACGAAAGTTGACGTGTGTATTCAGAAATAAGGGGGTCAACAACTGCCCAATCCACTTTATCAGTGAATTCCATATAGCGACCATATTGTTTGGTTGCTGCTTTAATAGCGACCATGCGTCCTTGGTCTGACGCTGGTGGAATACCTTCCACTAAAGGTTGTGTGTGAGCAGCAAGCGAAAGCATGCGCTTAAACACAATTTCATTAGAACCATTGTTAGATGGCATGCTGCGTTTAACAGCTAGTTTAGCGAATTCGAAATCAGATTCAGCAAGTTCGATTGTACGTAGCATAATTTTGCTGTACACCGCTGCTGGCTGCATAACGTTTTGCCCTTGAAGTGGGGACGTTGGAGCAGGATTTCGATAAACGCCAGTGTTATTAATCAACTGAATGTCGTTCATTGTTTTCTATAGCCTCCTAAAGCTATTTTTTGTAGTAGTTCGGCATAGTGTTCTTTAGGAACTGCTCAGCGTATTGCTGTGCATATTTGTCAGTATCTTGACTTGTTGTTCCTACATTAGAACCGCCGTAGATTTGAGACGTCGCTTGTGGTTGAGCTCTTTGAATGCGCAATGCATATTGCTCTGGGTATAATCCTCTAAATACGGCTTCAATATCATTCACGTATAGAATATTAATCCCGTTTTCCAAAGCTTTAGTCCCGAAAGTATACAGGTCTCGTTCGGACAAGTTTAACTTGCCTCCGAAAGCTGTCATTTTTGATTCAAATTGTTCAGAGATTTTACTTTCTTCAATTTGATTGAAGCGTTGCTGTAATTCATTAACCTTAGACATTAGTTGTTGAGCATAGTCTGGTGAACCGTTTTGACGGTTACTGTTTAAAGCTGACACAACTTTATCTAAAGGAATTCCACGTCGCATTGCTTCGACAACTAATTGCGTTTGACGTTCGCTATATTGCGAAGTCGGAGCAAATTGTTGTTGGGGTACCGGTTGTTGTGAACCAGCCGTTTGTCTTGTAGCATATTGCTGCAAGATAGCTTGTACCTGAGCTTCAGTGTATGTTGGTCCTTGTGTAGGCTGAGCAGCAGCTTGTTGGACCGGAGCTGGTGCTGGTTGTTCCTGCGTAGGTTGAGATGTGGGTTGTGGCACAATGCCAATTGACTGCATTTCTTTTTGCTGCAGTAAATTTTGCAATCCACTTTCATCGTCTAACGCTGGAAGCTGAGTGATTTCGTCGTTCATTAATGAACCTCCTATAAATCATTATACAATACTTGACATTTTTTGTCAACTATTATTTTGATTTCATTGTTGTGGCATCTTTTTTGCCGGTAATTGCCCAAGTGTAGACGCTTGGATTTGAGCAACTACTTCTTGCACCGCTTGTTCTACAGGCATGCCACCTTGAGTCAATGTGCCTACGGCGGTGAGAACTGCTGTATACTCTTCAAGTTTTAAGTTTTGATATTGAAGAGCCATACGGTCGATAATAGCTTGACGTTGTGATTGAGGTATATTTAACCATTGAATTACTTCTTCTGGTGTAATAATACTTGGGTATCCTTTTTCTGCAGGAGAGTATTTCATTTCTAATTCCATTAATTTCATTGCAGCTTCTTCGTAACTAGCTGTAGTACGAGGAGCAGCATTTTCTACAACGATTTCAATATCTTCTCTGCCAATTAATTCCATAGGGTCAAATCGCATTTTTACACCCATATCATCATGGCTGTTATTTTGTTTAGCAAAGAAATTTTCTGGAGTTTTTAAATTTGCTAAATAGAATTGTAACATTAATTCTATTTCTTTGCGAATAAATACATCTATGTTTTTAATACGAACGCTGTCTCGCATTGTAGAACGATTAACAGCTTGTTGAACACCACCAGTAGTTTGAATTGAACCAAAGCTACTTCCTAAATATATTTGGTCGACTCCTGAAACTTCTTGGATACTACGAATTAGATATTCTCTAAATTGTAGCAAATCTCTAGAAACTTCTGGACGAGCTTCAGTATATACAACTTGAGTTGGGTTACCATTAACAGTAAACGCTCTATCTGGATTTTCTTTTTTACGTTGATATTCTGCTACGTTTAATCCTGACGCTGCGTTAATAAACTGTGCAGGGTTTTGATTTTTAATAATTGAAGTTGCTTGAATAGAATCAATTTCGTTTAAGCTCATTACTAAACTTAACACTTTATAGCATTTAGAAATGCCCCAAAAATTATTTGGGATTTCTTCATCATAAAGTGGAACAAATGGAATAGTTGAAGGTTGAATGTCTTTAGAAATATCTAAGATGTGACGCCCTGCCATATAAATAATATCCACGCAAGGATATAATCGCATTTCACCAGTAGTTGGGTCTGGCTTCATTCTCATTAATCTTTTATAAGCAGTAATAAATGTGACAACATTATTACTTCCATTTTTAGCTTCGTCTAAAATATAATTGCTGTCAGGTTGTCCAATATTTTGTGAAGAGTATTCAATATTAGCAATTGAATTACTAAATCGAGCAATTTGTTTTAAGAATTGTTTTGTTTTACGTTCTGCAATATATAAAAATTGAGCTTCATCAATACTTGCAGCGCCTGGGTCTGGAAATAAATTAGATGGGTGAAGTGCTTTAGCTTGAATCTGTGATTTTTTACTTTGATTAAAATAACCAGTGTAATCAGTAGCATCAATTATATTTTGGTTCCATCCAAATAAAACACCTGCTGTTCCGTGCAAGAACGCATAGTCTCCAGCTTGTGCATTAATAGAGTCCATACTAGCAGCTTGCCATTTCATTTGCATATAACGGTTAGCTGTGTCTGCAATTTTTTTGCCTTCTAAAGTCATTGGTTTAAACATGCCAGCATAAGCAGTAGGCATAATGCTTGCTTTAGTTGCTTCTTTAATAACAGTGATTGGATTGTTTGTTGGAGTTTGATAATACGCTGGAATTTTTTTATTGTAAATTTTCCAAATGTCAGAATGGTCTGCCGCATCTAAAATTTTAAATACACGAGCTTGTTCAACTTTGTAAGCAATCGCATCTTCGAATTCACGAATTAAATCTTCAACCGTGTATTCCGTAATACCATAAGCCTTTAGAATTTCTTCTGAAGTTGTAGTTTGTTGGGAATCAGCAATTTGCTTCTCGTATTTACTTGTGTCCATATTTATCCTCTGAAATCATTTCCTAGTATATCAGAAAAAATTTCATCTTTGGTAGCAAACGGTTCTTCTCTAACATCTTGCTTGATATTTTCCATTTTGTCAAGCTCTTCTAATATTTTATCAGATTGACGTAGACTTTGACGTTGTCTTAGTTGAATCTGTTTTTCTTCTTCTTCACTTACTGGAATCAAATGCAAAGCTTTTAAAACAACAAGCAATTGCTCGTTTTGTTCTTTTAAAATTTTTAGTATTTCGTTTAATTTTTCTTCCATAAGTTATATTTTAATTAAATTTATCCCAATTGTCAACTATAAAATCATTTTCTCCATTTTCTTCATCTGTAGATAATGGATTGTATGTTTTAGTTTTGTTGGCAATTTGTGTCCAAATTTCCGTAAACTCTGAGGGGTCCTTGGGGAAAGGAGGTAACGGAGCCATAGCATATCTTACCGCATCCGGTAAGTGGTTGTTAGAATCCATAGGCTTTTCGCCTTGGTTCTTTTCGTCCCCTAATCCTCTGGATGGATATTTGTAAGAACGCATCTCTTTATACAAATAATGTAAAGTCTTGAAGAACTTTACCTTTCCATACCGAGCATATGATGACAGCTTACTAATAGTTGGAGCCAATGAGTCATGCTCCATGTTTTCTGCTGGCACAATCATTATACCATGTTCATTATAGGCATCTATCCATGACTTTCCTGAAACTTGGTCTCTGTTTCTTCCTCTTGGGTCACCTTGACGAGGATATGCCCATAAATAGTCAGGAACTCCAGCTTCTGCATCTTTTATTCGTTTAATTGCTTCAGTAATGTCTTTATCTTCCAAAGAAATGTAAACTTCCTTGTAAAAGTAAATAACTTGTTTACCTGGGTCTATAGCCCCTAAGACATACGCAGTTGGGTCACGTCTTCCGAAGTCTACCCCAGCAATTCGTTGCCAATGTTCTGGAATTACAAACGGGTCGCAGAACCATTTATTGAAATCAGGGTAAACTAACCCTTCAGTATATTTAAAAGACCCTTTAAGGTAACGATTAATCCACCACTCTTCTTTATTGGCCGCTAAGTCACGTTCGTAGTTAGTGGGCAAGTAGTAGTTTGCAGATGTGGCTGCAATATGTGTAGAAACAGCTTGTTCTCTAGCAGTAGGTGGTACTTCGTATCTGTCTTGAACGTTACCGTGATAGTATATTTTATCAGAAACCATAAGCCAGTTAGTATTTAACCAACCAACGTCAGGGTTACTAGAGAGCAACATCTTTAATCTGTCTTTGCCTTTGTAAAAAGCATTCTTATTACGCAAACGAGCAGCAATGTATGCAACGACAGAGTAATCTACTTCGCTAGCTTCCTCTACCCAGATAAGGGTTAAGTTAGCTGAGCGAATCTTACCTTCTTTGTCTAAGGCTTTAGCTGAAATGCGTGAGCCGTTAATTAAATCTATGTACCAGTTTACTTTATCTTGATTTGATTTGATGACTAGCTTAGCTGGAACATTATCTATAATGAATTTCAAGCAGGTATCGCTAACTTGCCCCCAAGTGCTAGCACCAACTAGGGCTGAAGAGTTAGGAATTTGTAAGATGGTACCGATAAACTCCATGCCTGCTGTATAAGTCTTAGCAGAACCGAATCCACCAGCATATAGTTTCTTCATATGTTGGTCAATATGGAATATTTCTTGATGAGGCATAGGCTTATATCGACAAACGTACGAGTTACAAGTAGGGCAGTGCACAAAAAACTCAGCTTGTTTACCACTAAACGAAGTTACTTCTTCGAATTTGCTATAATTACACCGTGGGCAGGTATCACCTATCTCACAAGTGTAAATTCCTTTAGCAGTTTTGGTAAACGCTCTAGATTTTTCTAGTTCTACCACTTCTTTTACAGTCTCCTTGACAGATTGTGTCAAAGAAACTGTAGTAGTGGCTTCAAACTTAGCTAGGGTGTCTAATAGTTTTTTGTTATCTGCCATTTATTAGTTTGGTTTACTTGGAGTAATTAAACCAATCTTTTTGTTAATCAACACGTCGACTGATTTTTCTTCTATGCCGGCTTCTAAAAGAATTTCTTTTGCTAACACCACAGCGGCAATTCGATTAGTTTCGTTATTACGGGCGGTGAGCAGAGTGTCTTCTTTGCCTAAAGCTGCATCAATGGCTTCTTTAGCATTCTTGTGAGCTTCGGAATCTTCGAATACTTGTTTAGTTGGAAGAATTCTTTTTAGGAATTTACCGAACACACCATTCCAATGGTCATGCACAGGGACTTTACCGTTTTTTTCAATCAGAGAAATAGAATACGCTTCTAGCACTCCCATGAAAATTGACGTAAACTCTTCTGGTGTAAACATTGCTCCAATGAATTTAATCTTAACATTGTCGACATCGTCCGTCTTAAGCGTAACGTGTATACCGCGGCTTTCTGCTTTCTTCTTTGCCATAATTGTTTCCTCCTTTATGGGCTTCTAAATATATTATAGCACAATGTTTTGTTTTTTACTAGTACTTTTTAACAAAATGTTTTTTAACCATAAAGCAATGATAAGATTTAATATCCAGAATGGGGTAATTGGTAACATGATAAACGTCCAAATAGATGCCGCCAGAGTATAGCCGGTGTTATCTTTAAACAAGAATCCGTAGACTAATGGCAGTATCCAGATTAACGAAGTAATGATATTAGCAATTATCCAGCTTAACCAGCCTTGCCACGTTAATAATAGTTCTTTAAGTTGTCTTTTTAGTTTTTCGTAAACCATAATCTTAGGAATGTTCTACCTCTTTTTATAGGAATAATATGCAGTATGGTGGAGTAGGTGGGAGTTGAACCCACGTTTTAACCTACGTCCAGTTAAGGTTATAGGTTAACTTACCCGACTACCCCTTGATTTGCTAGAGAGCAATAGACGCTAATAAAGGGAGTTTGGGTTTAAACTATGCTTGGTCCTTTAGGCTATGCTCTCTAACTGGACATAGTTAATCATACCTCACCGCCATTGTCAACTAAAACTTGAAAGCAGTTTCACACATTTAACAATTGACTTGGTTAGTTTATTGGCTTAAACTTCGTGCAGGAGGTACATATGGTAACCATATACACGCTATACGGCATCGACAAGTATGGGCGCACAAAGTTTCACGGCAGATTCGGTAGCCGTCACAGAATGCTTAGTGCAGTCCGTGGGCTTGGATTAGTTAGCTGGTTCTACGAATCAGAACAAAAACAAGACCAATATGGAGCTTTGACAGTAAACGTCTAAAGTTCCTAGTTTAATCAAAAAGTGATGAGTTGAGGTCAATCCTATGTATGGCCCTTTAGGACAGGTGTGGGACCCAATTAAGACCCCTAGCCCCTAGTTTGTGAATTATGGTTTTGTTGTTTAGTGAGTAAACTCAAATTTACTCATAGGTTAATCCGTGACCTATACATACCTTGGAGGTATAAGAAAATGGCTAAAGCAAAAGAAGTCGCAGTTTCAGTGTTCGAAGATTTCAGTGAAAAAGTTATCGTGCGTGTTGACCCTAGCAAGTTAATCGCGTATGTCCAAGTCGGCATCAATGACTTTGGCGACCGCGAAGTAAAAGCTTACAACATTTACGACTTGACGGATGCGCACATCATCATGCACAACCTCAAGAAAGAGTTCACACGCAAAGACTTAACGGTTGTAGCTAATACTCACATTGGCAAGACACCCGGTTTGAAGTTCTTTACGGCAAAGCAAGTCTTACATATCTCACGCACCGTAGTTTCTAAATAAAACAAAAGGGTTAAGCGCAACGGAACGCTTAGCCCTTTTTTTATTCCGGGAGGTACATAGGAGGGTGTCCCCCTAGATTCTATGAATATCCTTTCTCTTATCAGAGGAAAGGGGGGACTATAGGGGGGATAGGAGTTAATTCTCTTTACACATATGTATAGTATCTTATAGATTAGTGTAATTTATATCCAACCCATATCTATCTTTTATACACTTACTGTCTAATCTCTATGATACTTGTATTCCTAGAGATAAGTAATGTGTGTTCCCAGGTCAGAGACTATCCAACTCACAGAGTTATATTACTATGTAATATAAACTAACAAGTTTTATTCCCCGGTTTTACAATTTTCGTCAAATGGTTTTGTTCTTTTGTGTATTATTTATTGTTTTTTCATAGATAATACGAATACATAAAACCTAAAAGGAGGTTAAAACTATGTACAAAGTAATAATCGGAAGTGTAGTCGTGGCTAGAGTGTTCACTATGGACGAAGGTAGAGAAGTGTTAAAAGAATATGGTTTAATTGGCTTGCAAGAAAATGAAGGTGAGAGTGGTGACTACGCGATTATCGAAGAAAAAGTCTACGAATTAGTTGTTCACAATAAAGTCGTCGCTAAAGGTAACACCCGTGAAGAATTATTAGACCTTGCTAAAGACTATGTTCCTAATTATTTAAAATTTAGAATTCAGGAAATTAAATAACATGTAGCTTACAAAGGTATACTTATAGTATACCTTTTTTTATGCTTGAAGGCTCATAGCGCGTAAGGCCTTCGGCACAGGGAATAATCCTATGGATTCGGCTTATTAATTTGCTCACTAAAGTCGTTCGCAATTAAACGCCTCAAGATTTTTTGTTCACTACACCCGTATCCGCATAGACTTCGGACTAAACCGTCCTGCGTTCTCTGCTACTACCGGTTCCGTTCACAATCAAAGCTAACGCATAGTCCACCGCATTCTCTATCCTCGACAACTCTTCGCTAAAGGCTCGATTGTCTGCGGGCGGTGAGATTACTACGCGCCGAGAACACCTTTCGTTTCATTACGCTAAACCGCTTCATTACACTACAGGTAATCTCTTTGCTTGTAATGTAGTGTAAGCGCTAGGCTTACGCATAACTCATTCAGTCCCAGAAATGCCTGCCAAATGCAGTCAGTTCTGGTCCTTGATGAGGTAAACATTTAAGACACTACAGCCGTCCGCCCGTTCGCTAAACCGCTCACTACGCTACCGAGCTTCCGTGTCTTTAAATGTTACAAAGGCTTACAAGTTTGTCTGCGCACGCGCATCCAAAATTGTTTCGCTTATATTTCTTTTCTTAAAGAGAAAAGAAATAGAACTAAAAACTACTAAGCTTTCAGCTAAAGCGGTTCTTGTTTTTTGTGAATTACATTTCGTTTTTCATAGATTTGTTTTGCTTAGTTAAAAGGAGTAAGCATAAATAACAAATATGAAAGGCGTTTTGTTTATTCTTCTCTTCGTGAGTATTCATAAACAAAACACAAAAGGAGTAAAAATTTATGAAAAAAGAAGTTGCCGACAACTTAGCATTTTTGTCAGACATTGGTTCTATGGAAAGAACCGAAACTCAAGACTCTATTCGTTTAGACAATTATACAGGTGAACACCGTGAAATGCTTCGCAGAAAATACTTTGTAGGTCCTTACGGTAATAACTTAGTTAATCCTTGGTTTCATACCGATAAGTTTACAAAGTCTATGATTCAAAAAGATTTCAAATGTAAGATTAATTTTGACGATTATCGTAACAACGAAGAGTTGTATGGACAAGTCAGAGTTGACGAAGCCGAAATGGACTTAGAAGAAATGGGTATGGCTATGCCAGACCACTTCCGTGTAGACCCAATGGTTGAAGAGTCAGACACCAGTCCAAAAGCTACGCTTGATATTGAGTCGTACAATGCCTTAGAAGAGCACTTAAAGCAAGGCTTAAAGAAACGCTTTATCATGTTGCTAAATTATGATACATATTTTAGCTTTTATAGAGCAATTACTACTAGTTATTTGACACATGGTTTTGTGTATGAGTACCAAAATTATCAAATCAAATCTGCTATCAAGGAAATTGCTAAGCAACTAGCCGATACAGCAGTCGTTGAGTTCTTAAAAGTTAATCGTGATACTAGCGTTTACCGCGATAAATCAACTATATTTTCTAAAGATGGAATTTCATTCGAAATTATACCTAACGAATTCGAACCAGAGTTCATTAGAACTTACCAATCAGCTTTACAAGCATTATATGGTTTTAAGATGACACCCGATACTAATATCGAAGACTTCGTCAAAACTATTAGTTCAGATGTTGACATGCGAGAAGAAGTTCT